GGACTATCTACCTTTTCAGAGCCAATACCATTTAGTGTTTGACCATTGGTAGCATAGAAACCATCATCTGATAAGAAGTAAGCTGTGCCAGAATATTGTGCTATGGAGTTACCTTCTATACATCCTACGTTACGAGAAATAGTGTCAAATTGAAATATAAGTGGTGAACCAATATATGACATACGGACAATAGCTTTTTCTAGGAATACAATACCAAACTCACCACCTACGATACCTGTGACATCCCCGCCATCAGGGAGCAATTGGAAGTCACTTTGAGAAGTCGCTGTTGCAGTCCAAGTGGTTGCATCATTAATACCTGACCATTGCACTTTGTTAGGAGCAGTACCTGCACCAATATTAGCTGCAACTACGAAGTCACGAACTGCTGTAATGTATTTAGCAATAGGTGCTTCTGAGCTTGCATCTGCAAAAGCTGTAGAACTGTTTACGTCATACGCTTGTATCTTTTCAGAGCCATTAGAGGCTAATGCAAGACTACCAAACTGTAAAAATTGCCATCTATTTGTGCCTGTATAACCACCTGCTTTAGACTCGTCTACTAAAGATAAGTCAGTATTGTCTACTTTAAATAGTTTACTAGCGCCTCCAGCAAAGATAAATACATCATTGTCTAGTTTAGCAGCAAAACAGTTATTCAAGTCTTCTGAAGCTGCACCTGAAAAGTTTACTGCTGACTTAAATGGACCGTATCCTACAGCTAATGGAATGACGTTATTAGCTTCTGATACTGTATCTAAGATACTAGGTTGGTCAGGTAACCACTCTTTAAATGTTATGCGTTGTGTAGGCATGTTAAGCCTTCATAATGTAGCAAAGTGCGTAGTATGGTGGTAGGTTAGCATTAGTTCCGCTAGAACCTGTTGTTGAGTTAGCTACTGTAATTCCTGTAGTTTCAGTACTTGTAAATGGATGGTTACTTGTTGAGCTATTATTTTGGGCATTTATATTTCCAAGAGGTGCTGTAGTAACTCCATATGACGCACCAGTATTTACACCAGCAAAACCCTCAATATGTCTATGACCTGCATCTGTAACTGTTGCGGTATGAGTATGGCTTACAACAATAGCATCTGCACTACCACCAGTAGCATTTACAGCATAAGTTGAACCAGCACCTACTACAAAACGATTACGTAAGTCAGGTGTAGAGCTTGAACCATCACATAATAACCATCCGCTAGGAATAGATGCTGAAGAACCTGACCATAGCATAATCATACCAGCTACAAAGGCATTGCCCCATGTAGGAGTATTACTTCCACCTGCTGATAATAATACTTGACCAGAACCACCTGCTGTTCCGTCTAATTGAAATGCACCTGTAACATTAAGTGTGCCAGATGATACTGCTTGACCTGATGCTACTAATGTACCTGCAACTGTAAATGGGTCACCACTAGAACCATCTTGTTGGTTTTTTAGTAACGACATTAAGCTACGAATAGCGTTATTTACGTTAGCTGGTGAACAACCTTCAGCAATATTAATATTCGTTATATCTGTATTGTCTGCTGACGTTGCGCTAAATTCTGAAATTTTGGTTTTTGCCATCTTTTATCCTTGTCTTAACCATATATCGTTACTTGGAGTAGTGTCAGTCCAAGTTTCTGTTCCTGCTGTAATTTCTGTCCATGTATCTGAAGAAGGTGATATTGCTGACCATACGTCTGTAGATGGTGTTGTATCTGTCCATGTTTCTGCGCCTGGTGTAACTGGTGTCCAACCTTCGCCTTGTATAACGCCTTTTGCTGTAACTGTGCCTATACCTTCTATATAAGCAAAACCTGCCCATGTAGCGTTAGGACTTGCTGTAACAGTAGCAAATGAGTCTACATGAGCATTACCTGATAGTTCCATACCACCAAGTGCTGTTACTGTGGCAGTTCCTGTAATAGAACCACTATCTAGTCTAATTCTGTTATATGTTACGGAGACTATAGCATTGGCTGTGATAGAAGCGTCAGCATCAATAAGTAATGAGCCTATACAAGTAACTGTGCCATTAGCTGTAATACTTGCTGAAGCTAGTGCTATAGAACCGCCAGTAGCAGATACGATAGCTTCTCCGAATATAGAGCCACTACCAAATTGCGTTCTAGTACCTATAGCAGATAAGTCTGCAAAGCCGTTTATAGATGCACTACCAAATACTAATGCACCACTTGTTGTGACTGTGATTGTTGCAGTAGCTGTAATGCTTGCTGCAGATGTTCTAAAACGTGTTGCAGATGCAGAGACAAATGCGTCTGCTGTTATGGCTGCAGATGCTTCTAGTGTTCTACCTGCTAATGAGCTAAAAGGAGCTTGGGAGAAACTTGCAATTCCAAACATTTATTGCTCCTTATTCGTCTGCTGGTAAAGGTGTATTACCTTGTTCAATCCACGCTTTAAATTCTGGGTAATCTTCTGTGCAAGTTAGTCTGCATAATCCGTCATCATCTATACGAGCATAGATAGTTTGACCATCAAAATTAATTGTAAGTACTTTAAAAATCATAGTTCAGCACTCCATCCTAAATAAGCAGAAGCTCCTGATGCACTTCCTGACCTTATTATACATCCTTGACCAGCAACTAAACCTGAAGCAATTGTAAAATTAATTTCACTAGAAATTACTGTTGAATTTGAAAATGTAGGAACTGAAGTACAGTTTTGTCCTGTAGGTGAAGATACGATTGCGTAATTTGCAGCAGTTCCTGATTGTTCCAATGCTGTTGGTCTATCTCTCATAGTAACTGGAAATGGAACTACGCCACGAGCAACAGTTGTTGAGTCACAAAAAGCATTAGCAAAAGGTTGACTATTGCTAGATGCTGATATTCTGTAATAATACCTCTGACAATTAGCCAATTCCTGATTATAAAGTCTGCGTTCAAACGGTGTTGCTGATGTGCCTATTTCTAGTTGAACGCCTGTGATGTAGAAGGTAGCTCCGTTAGTGCCTACGACTGATGTTGTTCCAGTTACAGCAAAGCCTGATGTAGACCAAGAGCCAGCAGAACGAGTAAAGTTACTTCCGCTTGCTAAAGTAAAGTCTACAGCTAATCCAATTCCGTTATTAGTAAGCCATGTTCCTGTTGTATCGCCAGTAATTGTAATTGTTTTTTGTTCCCATGTATTTGCTGCAGATATTGTATAGCTAAATACATAAGTTCTATTGGCTGCTGAATTAAAAATAACACCACCAAATGTTCCTGTTAATGAACTTCTAACCCAAAATGATAATGTAACTGTTTGAGCATTAGCTGTTCCATAAGCTAAATCAGCAGTATTAAAGCCTTCAATATATTGTCTTACGGTAAAAAAATCTGATGCAGTAATACTATATGCTGATAAAGATGTTACACCTAAATAATTTGTAAAACCTGTTGGTGGAGTTACAGACCCAGCATTTTGTTGTATAGAAAGTTTAGAAGTTTGCGTAACAACAGTAAGCCATCTATCTAAAGTATATTGTCCATCAACTGGAGTTACACTAGAAGTACCATTTCTTTGACTAATCCGCATGTCTCCATTAATCAGTCTGTTCTTATTTACATAAGGTGATGCTGCAGCAGCTTGTAAACTACTATCTGGGAATGTGACTCCATTTGTTCCTGATATGCTAACAGGCATTATACTGCTCCTAATTGTTCGTCTGTAGGCATAGGTAGGGTATGTTCCCATTTAGCTATGTAGTCACCCTTACCATCACTATCGTTTTGTAAACTAATAGTGGTTATAAAATCTTGTTGTTCTAGTTGTGGATAGATAGCCATTATTTTATCGTATAAAGTCATTATGCTGCCCTTACCATTGAGCCATTAAACCAAGTTAATCCACTATTGTTACTTACTGTTGGTGAAGTTCCTGTAGCCTCGCCATAACATTCAACATAGTCTGTAGTCCCATTTAAATAAATTAAAGTTGAAACTTGTCCCATTCCGTTTGTAGAAGAAGAAAAACCTCTTTTAAATAATGCTCCATTTTTAAAAACAGAGGCTTGAGCAAATGTTACGACAGTTGATGGATACACAGAAGCGTTTATCTGATAATACCCAGCTACATTAGGTGTAAATCTATAGTCACTTGTGTTATAGCAAGAGTTAGTGTCAAAATCTTCTGTGTTAAATTGAAGTTTTGTATTGACATTATTGGTAATAGACTGATTTGCACTCATTGTTACACTAAACGCTGGTCCTGTTCCTGCAAAAGTAGAACCTGTAGTAATTACAGTTCCACTCGTAGTGGGCAATGTTAGCGTAGTTGTGCCTGATACTGCTGGAGAGGATAATGTAACGCTACCAGATGTAGAACCGTTAAGTATAAGGTTAGCCATTATTTATCCTATCATTAAAATACAAGGAACGCAGTATGAACCATCTTCGTATGTAGCACTCACATAGTTAGAAGTTACTTTTGCTACAGTTGATGAACGACAAATGTCATCTGATTGTGGTTTTGCTGTTCCATCACCTGCTGACTCTAATAAGTCACCATTTTGAACTGTAACACCTTGAGCTATACGAATAACAAAGTCACCAGACTGTGCTACAAAAAAGTCATATGGATTAGTTTCATCATCTTCGTCATATCTATCAAATACACCAGCAACTGCTTTAGATGCAAGTGTGGTAGATACAATAGTTTTAGTAGCTTGTTCGTTAGGTAATGATTGACCATCTTTTTCCCAAACACACATAGCATCTACTGACTCTAATACTGTGCCACGATAAACATTTACTTTTGTTGTTTCATTATAGAGTTGTGACCAACGAGATAAGTGACCACCATTATACGATACAGTTGTACCTGATACTGAAATAGAACCTTCTGTTGTTCCACTTTCTCTAAATGCAACTAATGTTCCATCTCCAGCAATTCTATTAACATACATACAAGCTTGATTATTTGCAGCTACAGTTAAAAATGCACCAGCTTCATAATAAAAACCACCATTTCCTGTTGATGATGATGTAGGATTTGATGTACAAGCTGCAAAAACATTACCACTAGAGTCTATACGCATACGTTCTGTGTCGTTTGTACGAATCTGAAATGGAAGGTTATTCAATGTTCCTACATATCCAGCAGCACTTGCAATAGCATCAACACCCAATACAACTGCTGGTGTGTTCGTGCCAGTACTTCTTACCCTGATGACACCATCATAGTTTCCAATGCCAACAACATCAACCTTGCTTAATGGACTTGTAGTGCCAATCCCTACATTCTGTGATGTATCTATAGTAACTGCTGTGGTAGTACCATTAGTTTGTAGTTGTAGACTTCCGCTATTATCTGGAGCTATTTGTAATCCACTTGTTGTAGTTGCACGAATTATACTTGACATTATACTATCACCCATCTTGATGTACTTGGAACTGTAACTGTTACACCACCAGAGACAGTAATATCACCAGCTTCTACAGAGTTATATCCTGTAGGGAATGTGTAAGATGTTCCTATCGTTCCGTTATTAACATTAAGTCCGTTAGAAGCAGCAAACTGTGGTGCATAAGCATCACCATTAGCATCTTGATAAACAGCTTCTTCAGCAGGATAAGTTACAAATACATTCTTTGTACCTGCACTAAAGTTTACTGCTGTTCCACCATTACTAGACTCTAATATCGTATCACGAGATAAAAGAGTACCTGAAGATGTGTATGTGCCTAGACCTACTTCCCATTCTGAACCACCTACGATAGCGTAATAAGTAGTATTAGCATTGCCAATAACAGAAAATGACTGAAAGCCAGATACTGCACCAGCAAGCGTAAACGTACCTGTGCCTGTGGTAGTAGAAGTCTCTTGGACTCTATCCTTTACGACTAAAGGCATGAGTTATCCTTACGCTAATGTAACTGAAAGATTGCCTGTTGAAATCTTAAAGATGTCACCAGAGTCAATTGTTTTAGATGTATCTAAAGGTGAATGATATAAAAGATTGCCTGAAGTAGCAGCATCATTAATACCAATCCAACCTACTACACCCCATGAAGCTGTTGCTGTTGGGAATGTAACGTCAGCAGAGTTTGTAGTTACGCCGTTAGAAGGTGCGCCAAATGTGACAGCAGTTCTAGCGTATGAACCACCTGATACTTCTGTACCACTACCTGCGTCTGTAGGGTCTGAAGTCCATAGTGATACATAAACTGTTGCTACAGATGTATATGTTGTTGCTCGTAGAGTTGCATTAATAAGTGCATTCTCTAAAAAATTACTCATTTCTGCCATAATATTTTCCTTATCGTGGTGTTACGTTTAGTGTTGTGTATGCGTATGTTTGACCTAAGTCGCTTTTCTGAATATTAGCAATTGCTCTATCGTATAATGCTGACCATGTTGCTATCCTTGCGTCATTGATTAAATAAGGCTCTGCTTCTGCTCCT